TGGAGCAGTCGGCGAGCGACAAATCATGAAGCTGATCCTGAAACGCCTGCCGAACTCGTTCAGCGAAATCCCGCCATTCGCCCTCTACACCGAGGCCGGCGAGATGCTCCCGCGCCAGATATGTGTCGAGACGCGAAATGAGCCGGGCAAAGTGCCGACGGTGACTGTCACGTTCTCATTGGACGGCAAAGACATCAAAGTTGTCGGCGACGATTAAACCAAAGGGTGCCTGGCTTCGTGCGGGCGCCACTCTCTACACGCAATAGACTGCGCATATCCCGCTGAAACGGCTGGGATACTGGCAGTTGATTGCAGATCCCATGGTGACGATATGGCCAAGACCTTCCAGTTGCAGGCCTATCTCCCGTGGTGGTTCGTGCTCTACCTGCGATCAGTCTACGTTTTCGCCTGGATGATCGGCATGGAAGCGGATAGCGACAAGTTGTCCGAGCAGGCCATGAAGGCGATCCGGTTCCGCAAGATTGAAAGTCAGGATGAGGTGAGTCCATGAGCAACGTCACGCGCATCCGTCACGAACTGCCCGTGAGCATGGACATCATTGACGCGGTCGCTGAGTTTGATCGGGCGCTGGTCAAGGCGATCGATGCGGCCAAGGCTGCCGGGTTGCCACAAGGCCTGCTCGTTGCCCTCCTGCATGGTCAGGCCCATAGCGAGACAGCTCGAATGGTGAACAGATGACCACGATCGCCTACAAGGACGGCATCATTGCCTATGACGGTCGAGCAACCACCAGTAGCGGCACCATCGTCTATGACGACTTCGAGAAGTGCCTGGAGCGTGATGGTGTGAAGTTCGTTGTCTGCGGCAGCCTATCAGGCGCGCATAAGCTGCTCGATGCCTATTTCGGCGACCCTCAGACGTCCGTGCAGATGAGTGCGTTGGTAGTGGTCGAGGGTGAGGTTTGGTACATCAGCCACGATGACGAAGACGGCATTGAAAAGAGCCAGGTGCTGCCTGATCGACCTTATGCGATTGGCAGTGGCTCCGATCACGCTTATACCGCAATGGACATGGGCGCATCTGCCTACCAAGCCGTAGAGATGGCCATGAAGCGCGATAGCTGCACTGGCGGCAAGATCAGAACGCTCACCATCAAGGTCGAGCAGTAGAAGGAATTCAACATGGCGGCAAAGCAACCCGACTGGGAGCGCATTGAACAGCTCTTCCGGGCTGGGCTGCTCTCCGTTCGCGAGATAGCCTCAGCCAGTGGTGTATCCCATACCGCAATCAACAAGCGGGCAAAGGCTGAAGGCTGGGAGCGAGACCTCAAGGCCAAGATCAAGGCCAAGGCTGATTCACTGGTTTCCAAACGTGAGGTTTCCAGCAAGGTTTCCACGGAAGCGCTGGCAACCGAGCGTGGAATCGTAGAGGCCAATGCCGAGGTTATTGCTGACATCCGCATGGCTCACCGGACTGACATTGGTCGGTCACGTCGCCTGGCCAACAAGCTGCTGGATGAGCTTGAAGGGTTGACCGACGAGCAAGGGACGATGAAAGAGTTGATCGCCCAGCTCAAGGACGCAGGCAGCGAAGACGGTCCAGACATGAGCGACGTGCTCGCCCTGGCCAGCAAGATGGCTTCGCTGCCGTCCCGCACCAAGACCATGAAGGAGCTCGCCGAGACTTTGAAGACTCTGGTCCTCCTTGAGCGGCAAGCATATGACCTCGATGCCAAAGCAGGCGCAGATGATGCCGACGAACTCTCCAAACTGATGGACGATCTATCGAAGGAAGCCTGACATGAAGCCCGAGCACATAGCGCTGCTCCGGGACAAGCGTTGGAGGCTGAACAATCTCTACTTCATCACGGACAAGCAGGGCAAAAAGGTCCGCTTCCGGATGACGGACGAGCAGATCGAGTACTTCGATGGGCTGCATACTCGCAACATCATCCTCAAGGCTCGTCAGCTCGGCTTCACCACTGAGTGCTGCATCATCCAACTGGACGCGGCGCTGTTCGAGTCGGCCAAGTGCGCACTGATCGCTCACACCCTGAACGACGCCAAGCGCCTGTTCCGGGAGAAGGTGAAGTACGCCTACGACAACCTGCCGCTTGAGATCCGCAAGGCCAACCCGGCGCGCAACGATGCGTCTGGTGAGCTGGTGTTCAGTAAAGGCGGCTCGATCTATGTTTCCACGTCTTTCCGGGGCGGCACGCTGCGTTACCTGCATGTGTCCGAGTTCGGGAAGATCTGCGCTAAGTTCCCGCACAAGGCCCGCGAGATCGTCACGGGTGCCTTCGAGGCTGTGGCCACTGACTGCTTCGTCACCATTGAGTCGACGGCTGAGGGTAGGGCGGGTTACTTCTTCGAATACTCGCAGAACGCCGAGAAGCAACAGCTATCCGGCGTGCCCCTGGGCTTGCTGGACTGGAAATTCTTCTTCTTCTCCTGGTGGAAGAACAAGGAATACCGCCTTGACCCTGACGGCGTGGTCATCCCGCAGCGCCTGACCGACTACTTCAACGAGTTGGCAGCCAAGCATGGCATCGTCACGAACGACGGCCAGCGCGCCTGGTACGCCGCCAAGGAGAAGTCCCTCGGCGACGACATGAAGCGGGAATACCCGTCAGTGCCGGCCGAAGCGTTCCAGCAGTCGGTCGAAGGCGCCTACTACGCCAAACAATTCACCAAGCTCTATGCCAACAAGCGCATAGGGTTGATCCCGGACAACAGCCATCTGCCGGTGATGACCTTCTGGGACATCGGCGTCGGCGACTCCACGGCCATCTGGTTCGTGCGCCAGGTTGGCACCGAGTACCACGTCATCGACTACTACGAGAACTCCGGCGAAGGCCTGCGGCATTACATGAAGGTGCTCAAGGACAAGGGTTACACCTATTCCGAACACTGGGGGCCGCATGACATCGAGAACCGCGAGTTCGGCAGCGATGCCAAGAGCCGCAAGGACATCGCCAAAGAGGGCTATGTGATTGATGGCGACAAGTACTCCATCCGGTTCCAGGTCGTGCCCAAGACAGCCGTTGATACTGGCATCGAAGCGGCGCGGGAGATCCTACCCCTCTGCGTGTTCGATGAGTCCAAGTGCGAAGAAGGCATTGGGCACCTCGAGAACTACCGCAAGGAGTGGGACGAGAACCGCGGCTGCTGGAAGGACAAGCCTCTCCATGACCGCACCTCTCACGGCTCCGACGCCTTCAGATACTTCGCTGTCGCCAAGACCAAGCGTGTACGCACCGCATCCACCGCACCTCTGAGAATTTGACCTATGAGCAGTGACGATCCAAGCAAGACACTGCCCGCAGTGGACGCCATGCGCGAAGACTGGGCCATCGTTGATCCTTTGATGGGCGGCACCCGGGCGATGCGCGAGGCTGGTGAGGCGCTGTTGCCGAAGTGGCCGAAGGAAGAGAGCGAGGACTACCGGAAGCGGATCAGCCTCTCGACTCTGTTCCCCGCCTACCGCGAGACGGTCAAGAACAACACGGGCCGCGTATTCGCTGAGCCGATCGTGCTGGGTGAGGATGTTCCGCCGGCGCTTCAGGACCTCGCTGAGGACTTCGACCGCCAAGGCAACAACCTGCAGGTCTGGGCGAAGTCGTTCTTCACTCAGGCGCTGTCGCACGGTCTGTGCCATGCGCTGGCCGAATATCCGAACATTAAGCCGAGCGGCGACACTGAGCAGCTGGTCACCCTGGCTGATGCTCAAGCCGTCAAGGCGCGCCCCTACGCCATCATGATCCGCCCTCAACAGGTGATCGGCTGGCGCGTGAGCAACGAAGGCGGCGAGCACGTCCTGACCCAGTTCCGCTACATGGAGTCGGTCGAGGAAGAGGAAGGCGCGTTCGGCATCAAGTGCATCAACCAGATCCGCGTGCTGGTTCCTGGCGCGTGGATGACCTACCGCGAGCAGGAAGTCGAAGGGAAGAAGACGTGGGTGCTGTACGAGGAAGGCAAGACCTCCCTCGGTCACATCGCACTGACGACCCTCTACACCGACCGCACCGGCTTCATGACTGCCAAACCGCCACTGCTGGAGCTGGCCTACCTCAACGCCAAGCATTGGCAGTCGCAGAGCGATCAGGACAACATCCTGCACGTTGCCCGGGTGCCGATGCTGGCGATCTCGGGTATCGATGACGATACCTGGGAGCTGAAGGTCGGCACCGC